CAGAAGGTGCAGAGGCACTTAATCAGCGTGTCGGCACATACGTAAGCAATACTAGAATGTTGGAATTGCGAGAAAGTGTTATTACATCCGCAAAAAACAGAGTTAATGAGTTAGCGAGCAGTTTGGCATCTGGCGACATAAACATCAATCAATGGACGCTTGCGATGCGGCAGGAGGTAAAGGACTCATTTATACATCAATACATGCTGGGTCATGGTGGAAGAAATACAATGACCCAATCGGATTGGGGCAAATTAGGGCATGACATTAGAGACCAGTATCAGTATTTGAATAGATTCTCGGATGAAATTCGAGCAGGCAGATATACAGAGTCTCAAATAGCGGCACGCTCACGGATGTATATGGAGGCTAGTAGTCAATCATTTGAGAAGGCGAAGGTTGCTAGTCGTGGTATTCCTGACCTGCCAGATTACCCAGGTAGCGGAAGAACCGAATGTATGACGAATTGCAAATGCTACTGGAACATTAAAGAAACAGAAACCGAATGGTTGTGCTATTGGTCACTATCCAACGTCGAGCATTGCGATTCATGTATTGATAGGTCGAATCGATGGAATCCGCTTGTGATAAGTAAAAATAAATAATGAATGTAGATATAAAAATAACTGGCGTAAATAGAATAGAAAACAAACTCAGGTACATGATTTCTAGCATGCCGGATATTGTTGATGTGGAAGTTGCGGATTGGTCTCGTGACATGGCAAAGCTATTAAAAGGAACGCCGTATCCATCCAAACGTCCAGGGCAAAATTATGTTAGGACTGGACAACTGGCTAATAGATGGCGTGTATCTCGTCAAAAGTCGGCATCCTACAATATATTAAATGATGCACGTGGCAGACGTGGCAGATTGTATGCAGGGTATGTAGTTGGTTCTGGTGGCGATCAGGCTTGGATGCACACAGGCAGATGGTGGATTGCTAGAGATGTAATCAATGGTTTTTCTGGAGATTTGACACGTCGAATGGTTCGTAGAATTAATCTGTACTGGCAGCAATAGAATGCAATAAGTGAGGCGCTGAGATAGTGAATAACAGCTTGGAACTTACACGAAACAATGGTATAATTACGAATAGTTCAGGCGATGGTGTGATTGTCTCACGCAAGGAATTGCAGGACGAAAGAGCGTATTTACTCAGTCGGCTGCAACAGATACATAGGTTGTTGGGTTTACCGCCGATACAGACAGGACAGCAGCAGCGGCGGCAACACTGTAATAACTAACTGAATATAGCTGACAATGAGTCATTGACGGCGCAATTTGTAGGAGTCAACTCCTATAGATTGCGCCGTTTTTGTTTGGTAAAAAATCATGGATGGATTGATTAGGGCAGTAAAAAGCGATAGCGGGGATTGGGAAATCGAGATACTCGGTGTGCCTTTTGGCTCGCCTAGCGATAGAGATAGTGATGGTGAGTTTTTTACTGCACAGACAAAGCTACATCTGGACAAGTTTCCTACTCCCCCACTTGTTTTTTTTCATGGATACAACGAGCAAAAACAACCGGACGCACAGCCTATCTATGTCGGAAAGACGACAGGCTACGAAGTACGCAAGGATGGCGTGTGGTTTCGTGGCGTGCTAGATAAGGCAGTAGCACAGGCTAAGGCGGTATGGGATGCCGCACAGCAGGGAATGGCACGAGCTAGCAGTGGAAGTATTGCTCATCTTGTACGCAAGGCAGCGAATGGACAATTGCTTGAATGGCCATTGGCTGAGTTGTCGGTATTCGACACATTCAACGGCAAGAATCCGGCAAATCGTCGGGCGGTAGTAACACCTGTAATGAAGATGGTTTATGAGCAGGCAGGGCTTTCCTTGCCTGTTGACATAGAGGGCGAAAGCTCAGAGACAGACGGCGTAGAAGTAAGCGACGGCTTACTTGGTTCGGATGTAGCAGCAAATAGCCAACAGCAAACAATCAGTAGTGTAAAAAATAAGGAAAATATCATGAATCCTGAAGAAGTTCAGAAACTGGTAAATGATGCGCTGAAGGCTGAACGAGACCGAGTAGCAGCCGAGGAAGCGCAGAAGAAGGCACAAGAGGAAGCAGTATCACTGGCTGTAAAAGCCGCTCTTGTTGAGAAAGACAAGGAACTTGCCGCAGCTAAAGCCGAAGCCGCAGAAGCTCGCCGCTTGCCTGGTGGGAATGATGCGCCACACGTTGCAAAGTTTGGTAATGTCGCCAAGTACGACAACCTTGACGCAACCGATGCCGCTGTGCTGGCTGGCATTATGTCGGCTGCAAAGATGGCAAACCGCAGCGTTGGTGTTAGCGAAGACTTGCGCAAGTATCTCGCCATTCAACTGGCTGAGATGACAGACACAGAACGTCAGTTCGTTGCTAGTAAGTCGGCAATGAAAATGGCAGGAATGCCGATGAAGGCAAATGAGTTGAACCAATCAACACTTGCTAACTATGGCGATGAATGGATTGGTGTTACTTACAGTTCGCAGCTTTGGGACAAAATCCGTCTGGCGGCTCCTATCGCTGCAAAGATTCCTACCGTGCAGATTCCGCAAGGTAGCGAGTCGGTTGTGTTGCCTCTCAATGGCACAGCACCGACGTTCTACAAAGTCGCACAGGCATCAGCACAAGATTCTAATCCAGGGCGTGTCACTCCAACCATCACCACAAGCAAAAAGGGTACAGCCAACAAGACGTTGACTGTGTCGAAATTGGGTGCGGCTATCAACTACACTGGCGAACTCGAAGAGGATTCTTTGATTCCGTGGGTGTCTGAATTGCGCCGTGACTTGACGTTGGAAGCAGCCGAAATTCTCGAACACATCATCATTGATGGTGATACAGCGACAGGCGCAACCACGAATATCAACAGCATCGGCGGCACTCCAGCAGGCAACGAAGCTTATCTTTTGTTCGATGGCTTCCGCAAGCTGGCATTGGTGACAAACACCGCTAATAGCCGCAGTGCAGGCACGTTGACCGTTGAGGACTATCTCGAAACTCTGAAATTGCTTGGCTTGGCTGGACGCAATGCCGCCCAGCGTGATTCGGTTGATTTCATTATCGATATGTGGACACACTGGAAGAGCTTGGAACTGGCAGAGGTGAAGACACGTGACGTATTCGTTTCTCCGACGATTGAGAATGGCTACCTTGTCAATCTCTACGGTCACAACGTTATCACCTCATCCAACATGCACCGAGCCAATCAGGATGCCACCTATGGTCTGAAGGCTAACACAAGCGGCAAAGTTGATTTGAACACCGCAGCCAACAACACGACTGGCAGCATTCTTGCCGTCCGTTGGGATCAGTGGCGCTTGGGCTACAAGCGACAGATGACGTTTGAGGTTCAGCGTGATGCTATCAGCGACAGCACCGATATCGTGGTAATGATGCGTGTCGGCATGGTAAACCGTGACAACGAAGCTGCAAGCATTAGCTATAACGTTGGCGTCTAAGTGATTGAGTGTGTGGGATAAGTAACCCTATCCCACACTACAAATGGAGAAATAGAAATGTCTAGTTTACTCAATCTGAAAATCGGCACGGCTGACAATAGCGATTTCAAACAGGTATTTGACGTTGCGAGCGCAGACGGAGCCATCACGATTCCGACACGTGGACGCAAGCACGTCTTTATCACGAAGGCAAGCGCCGCAGCCTTGACACTGGCTGCACCAACCGCTACCACACATGACGGTGTGGAAATTGTGATTGTCAGCACGACAGCCGCAGCGCACACCGTAACGGTGTCAACGACTGGTATGAATGACTTAGGTACGTCCGCTGATGTTGGTACGTTTGGAGTCGCCAAAGGCAATGGCATGACACTGGTTGCTTATCAAGGTGACTGGTACGTGACTAGCAATATCGGCGTGACACTGGCATAGGTAAGCAATGGTTAAAGTGAGATTCATCCAAGACTTTCGGGGCAAGCTGACGGGCGAAGTCTTCTATCTGGCTGGCACGGTTGCCGAGTTTGACGCAGCAACCGCACAGGCACTATTAGACGAGAAACGAGCAGAGCCAGCGGAAGTCGAGGAAGATACAGCAGCCAACGATAGACAGAAGCGCAGTACAAAGCGAGCGAAATAATGGCTTACTGTGGCGTAGACGAACTGAAAGAATATCTAGGCGTGACGGGTACAACAGACGATGCAATGCTATTAACTTTGCTTGCCGCCGCACAGCGCACCATCGATAGCTATTGTATGCGCACCTTTGAGGCAACAGCCGACACGGTGCGTACATTCGATAGTCAACGAGATGTAGACGGTTACACGCTGACAGTAGATAGCGACCTATGCGCCATTACATCGATTGTCAATGGTGACGGCACGACAATATCAAATTCGCACTACGTCACTGTCGGCATTGCGGCATCACTGCGCACCGATACCACGTCAATCGATAAGCCGCCAGTGATGACAGGCGTTGGCACTTTTGCACCATCGGCAATCGTTAGCTCACCGATAGCCGCTGTTGGCAATCTGCGGATTTGTCACCGTGTCGGCAATGGTGACAGATGTAATCTCGCTTTTAATTGATAGCGTGTAGGTGGTGAGAGACGACGATACCGTAACTGATGAAATTTCACCTTTGACGCTAATCGGTGTAGTTGGTAGCTTGCTTGTGTCAATCGTCGGTACAATTGGCACTTGTTTTGCTGTGGTTGCGCCACTAGCACCACCCGTTGCACCGCCGCCACCGAGAGCCTGTACCGCTGCTGCTTGTGCCTGCTCAACACTCACGCCCAACTCGCCTGCTAGCTCTTTGGCAATCTCGTCTGTGAGTGATTTTAAGTTTTTCTCACCAACAATTGCACGTCTGACTAAATCCTTCGCCTTCTCCTTGTCCAGTAATTCAGGACGCAAGCCATCCTGAAAATCCTTCAGGAGTTGCGCCGCCGTTTGTTTAATGTCGCCGCCACTGCTAAAAGCTGCGCCGATGGTGTCAGGAAATTTATTAGAGAGGTAGTCAGCCCACGGTGACGCAAAGCCGTTCACTGCTACATCTGCAAGCCGTCTAGCGTCCTCGCTTACGCTGTCTTGTCGTGGCAAAATACTGTTTACATCCACGCCGCCAACGTCAGACAATGCACCGGCTAGGATGCCCGATACCTTGCTGGCTAGGTCAGTGAATTCCCGATTTAATGATGCCGCTTTTGTCGATGCTCTCGCCGCCGCTTTTGATAATCGTTCCGCTTCATCTGCATTTTTTGAAATCTCAACCCAACCTGCGGAGTATTGTTCTACCGCTTGCTGTGCGGCAACCTTGTTATTAAACATGGCTTCGGTGGTATTTTCCATCTTAAGTCCCATGTTAAAAACAGAATCGGCCGCATTTGAGTATTGCTGCGAGATGACTGTTGGATCACCGCCTTTTCTAACGGCTTCCAACGCTGCATTCTCTAACTGAGCAATTGCATTTTGCCGAATTGATGACAACTGACTGGTAATTTGGCCCATACCAGCCGCCACGCCTTTTACATACTCTAGGCTCCTACCTGTAGCGTATGCTTGCGCTTCTAAAATACTGAGTCCGGTTGCACCATCTAATGCAGCCGCCTCAACAATTGACATCTTTTCACCCGCCGCCGCCGCCGCCGCCGCTGATGCTGATGCCGCCGCCGCCAACTGTTGCGCCGCCATCGATGCGTCAGTATAGGCAATCGTGCCTGTGTGTAACTGATTAATGTCAATCTGTGGCTTGCTTGCCTCGGCTGCAACTTTGTTGTATGCCAACGCAAGCCCTTCCATGCTCAACATTAAGCCCTGCGCTTCAGCCGCCGCCTTTTTCATTCCAGCGCCGTCACCCGCAATACTGGTGTCCTGCATTCTGGTGATTGCGGCATTGTAGGCATTCATCAACTCAGAAAGTTTTGATACCTGTCCCTGCACTTCCTGAAGCTTCTCGCTACTATCTGTAGTCAGCGCATCCGAAACGCCATCAACCGCCATTGCTATCTGGTCGGCAAACGCTGCAATGGCGGGACCAAAAAGCGAACCTAAATCGGCTTTGATGTTTTTAAACGCCGCCGCCGCACGCTCGAAACTACTAGCCGCATCGTCACCCGCCGCCGCATTAGCCGCTACAAGCTCTTTACTTTCTGAAATAACCTTATTGACAAGTGCCTGCTTGCGCTCCTGATCGGTAAGTGCGCTTGTAGCCTTGCCGATACTGAGCGCATACGCATCAAATAGCTTTTCGCCGCCAGTGATAATGCCGAGGTTGTCCAGAATCAACGGCGACATACGCCCGATGCCAGTCACCAAGTCGCTAAACGCCTGATTAGCCGATACACCAAGTGCCTTACCTCGTGCAATGGCAACCTCTAACAGTTGCGTCAATTCCTGCGAACTGTCGGCAACACCAAGCGCCAAAGCACGGCTAGACGACTGCATTAAATCGAAATCGCTAATCGTGCCACGACTGGCAGAGCGCAACATATCTAGCGTGTTGGCTGCGAGTCCCGCCTGCTGGCTAAATGTAGCGAATGCTGTTTCTGTGCGCTGTACCTGTGCCGAATACTGCGCAAGTTCAACAACCTGCTTACCTACTTCAATGGCTGCAAAGGCGGCGGCGGCGATACCTGCGGCTGAACTGAGAGACGCAAAAGCACCGGAAAGCCCTTCGACTTCACC